GGAAGTTGTTCCAAGTCGTGCCACCATCCACAGAGATCTTGGCAGGGCCGCCGGACAGGGTTCGCACAGCGGTGCCTGCTATGACTTTGCTGCCATCCGGTGAGCACTTAGCTTGCGTCCAGGCTGCTGCGCCGACCGACGTCAGCGAGGTCCAAGTCACTCCACTGTCGGTCGACTTCCAGATAAAGCCATTGCTACTGGCTCCTTCCTCTGCGGCATACATGATCGAGCCGGAAGCAGAGACGCAGACTTGATGCCAGTTGCGCGATCCGGAGCCGGTTTGTTGAGTGAAGGTCTGTCCACGATTGGTTGAGGTGTAGATGAAGCCGCCGAACTCGGCTGCGGCAATCATCGTGCCGTCTTTGTTGATGCCAGCACCACCCCAAACTCTTGAGGCTGTTGGACAGATGAATAGGGTTGGGGTTGTACTGGCGGATAGATAGGATTGGTTGACTGTGGGCTTGAAGCTATTGAAGTGATCACCAGCACCAAGGACAACCGCGCCCTGAGTTGCGATGGGCATGTCGAGGCCAGCGACATCAAACCAAATCACCACTCCAGCGGAGAAGTTGACCTTACCCCCTCCAGTGCTGGAATCGCGAATGACGTTGCGCTGCAAGGTCGGGCCGGAGGCGATGTAGGTGCCCTGACCCACCTCCCACTGGCTTAGATCCCCGGTTGCTGCGGTGTAGGTGACTACGGTCCCGTTCGCTATCCCAGCGCTTGCAGGCGTGCGGAAGCCTGTAATGGCTGCGCCAACGCCGAAGTCGAGCAAGGCGGCGGTCGTAGAGAAGAACTTTATTCGATCGAAGAAGTTTGAGGTTATCGCCATCTCACACTCCCGTTCCCATTAAGGTTCGGAGTGGAACGACGGCCGAGACTGGCGGTGGGGTGATCTGTGGCCAGCGCCAAGCAGGCCAAGCGATATCAGCAGGACTGTCCTGACGCAGTTGTGGACGATCAAATAGCCTTGAGGCATTCAGCGGTAGGCCAAGAATGGCAGGTGGGACGAGGAAGAACGGCTTCCCCTGCACCATGACCTGGAGTAAGGGCTGTGGTGCTGGAGCTGGAAGTGGCCAGTCTTGTTGACGATTGGGTAGGCGATCCTGCCCGATAAGGTTGAGATTGTAACTCGCTGCGATGGTCGTGAGTGTTGGATCGCGCGCGGGCTGCGTTGGGTTGGGCCAGTCACGTTGATTGAATGGCTTGGCTGTAAGGGCCAGCCCAATCGTGTTGATCCAAGTCTGGATCGCGCCCTGCGGGACTTGTGGCAGTGGCCAATCGGACTGGACGAATGGACGTTGAACTGCGGTGAGGACCAGCGCGGTCTGCTGTATCCAGTCGCCTGCGCGCCCTTGAGCGGAAGTGAGCGGCCAGTCCTGTTGGCGGAAGGGAAGCTGGTCCTGACCGATGAGGTTGAGATTGTACGACGAGGTCCAAGACTGGGCTGGTGGCACAGCAAGGATCGGCCGGTCGAAGACCTTGCTGATCGTGACGTTGAGTGCTGCCGGTGTGGTAGTGAGCGCGAGATTGACCGTCTGAATCCACGTCAGCAGGTCTTGCGCGCGCAATGGGCCTCGGTCGGGCAGCTCGGTGCGCTGCTCGCCAGTGGCCAGTTGATCTTGGCCGATCATTCCAACCTGACGGAATGACCAAGTCTGATCGATGCGGTAGGGTTGAGTTGGGTTCGGCCAATCGCTCTGGAGGAATGGCTTGGCGATTAGCTCGTACTGTGGTCCTTCTAGCCAAGTTACCGCAGGCGGAATTGGGAGTGTCGGTCGTTCCCACACCTGCTTGCCAGTCGGGAATCTATCTTGGCCGATCAGATTGAGGTTGTAAGACCACGACCAGGACTGGGCTGGTGGAATTGGAAGTTGTGGACGATCCCAATACTGGCTGATCGTGAGTTGGAGAACTGGCGTAGTGAGCCAGATCTTAACCGGATCAACCCACGACACCGCAGGTTGCTGTGGAGAGATTGGTAATGGCCAATCGCGCTGACGGAATGGCAGGAAGTCTTGGCCAATGAGGTTGGGATTGTATTGCCAAGCCCAGGCTGGTGCTGCTGGTGGAATTGGGAGTGTTGGGCGTTCCCAAACCTGTTCGCCTGTCGGGAAGCGGTCTTGGCCGATTAAGTTGAGGTCGTATTCCCAAGCCCAAGTGCGCAGATCGTTGATGTAAGGCGGCCAGATCGGTGAGAGATCGTAGCGTTGTGCGCCTGTTGGGAGTTGGTCCTGACCACGAAGGTTCAGGTTGTAGGACCAAGTCCAAGAATGAAGTTGGATCTGCTCAGGCGGACGCTGTGAGGGGGCAAGCTCCCAAACCTGCTTGCCCGCCAACATCCGATCCTTGCCGATTAGGCTGAGATTGTACCACCACTCCCACGAGCGCCTTGCACCGGGATCGGCTGCCGGAGAAGGTGCATCGTGTATGTCGTAGAGATGCTGACCGGTAGGGAATCGGTCCTGGCCGATTAAGTTCAGATTGTAGGACCAAGCCCAAGTCTGATCTGCTCGATATGGCGCTGTCGGGAGTGGCCAGTCGCTCTGCGAGAATGGTCGGACAATGGCACTGTATAGTGCAACCCAACTCTGGAACGCTGCCGGTTGCAGGAGTTGTGTGGGTTGCTCAGGCAGACCGCGCAATGGACCACGGAAGACGGTCGGGAGTGGAGGCGTCTGAAGGTTTGGATTAAAGTAGGTCCAGGACTGGAATGCGTTCGCTGGAGGAACCCACCACGCCTTTGGCAGACCCTCGTATGGTGGGCGGAGGATGAACGGTCCGGAGTCGACAGAGAAGATATTATAATAGTTCTGCTGCGCCAGAAAGCCGACGCCAGATATTCTGTGCGGACCTGCGCGACCTCCGGGCATTAGTTAAGCGATCTCCAAACGTGGAAGTTGGGGATGACGGAGGGCGCGACTGAGAAGGTCATACCCATCCATAGGGCCTGCGCGACTGAGGTATCGACCGAGACTGCTGCGCCAGTCGTGCCCATCATCACCGCAGTTGCGCTAGCAGCAGTCGCAGCAGCACCGGTGTTGTTGAACTCGCCATAACCGACGACTGTTGAGTTAGCGCCGGTCAAACCAATCGAGCGAATGACGAGGTAGTAGCGAAGCAGGAACGCTCCGGTGGTGATTGACGGTACGACGGTTTGAGCATTTGAACCGCCGATTGCAGTGCCAGAGATGGTTGTGCCAAAACGGGGTGTCAAAGTTAGAGTGCCAGAGGCGCCAGTCGTGCAAGTGCCACCAACAATCAACTCATAAACCTTGCCAGCACGAGGCTCCATTGCATTGATCGGAGTGAAGGCAGTGGGGATTAGAACTGTCTCAGTGGTGGCGACGATCGTGGTGTAGGCTGAACCGATTGGCTCGGTTAAGACGTCACCAAAGTATTGCCTGCTCATGGATCACCATACGATCTGTGGCATAAGAACGAAGGTTGGTGGGGGCGGACCGGCCGGAAATGGCGATGGTAACTGTTGCCAGCGTGGAGTGAATGGCGCGAATGGCGGGCCAAAGGCCAAGGAAGTACTGGTTAGAGTCCCGTTGTTGGCAGCGCCCGATAGATCCGGCTCGGGTGATTGCAGCCCGTCCAAAGGCCACCAGCCTATCAAGGACGCTGGGCGGATTAGATTGGGGCGAATACCTCTGGCGAGACCCAAGGCCTCGGTTGCCGAGAGCACGACGCTCCAGAAAGCCACGTCGGCTTGTTGACAGGTTGCGGCCCCATTACTTTGAAAGAAATATCCAGAAGTGCTGTTGCTGATCGCACCGCTATCAGTGCCACCAGCTCCACTGATCGCGCCATTGATGTAAACCTGCTGCACAGTGCCACTATGGGTAAAGATGACGTGAGTCCAGCCACTATTCTCAAAAGTGGAGGCCGTACATAGAACGGTTTGGTTGGTTCTCACGAAGCGACTGGCTACCCCAGAATTTATATCAAATGTAATCGTCCCGTTATTGCTACCAGTAAGATAGGGAGTAAAGGCCCCTGGATCAGTTGAGACATTCATCCATAAAGCAATAGTCAGTGGTGGCTGAACGGTTTTCAGCGTCGTCTGAATGCTACCACCTACAATTGACCTTGCCATCAGATCAACCTATCAACGGCACGCCCATTGCCGTTTGAATGATATAGCAGATCAACGCCGCCTGCTGCACAGCGGTTAGGTTGCTTAGTGGGGCCGAGAAAGCGGGGCTATAGGAGACCGAACCACCACCAATCGAGACTGACATAGCGAGGGTGTTGATCCCGTTGTTGATATCGGTCACCGACGCGATCGCTGTACTGTTCGACGCGACAAACTGCGTCTGACAGAAGTGCGAGGAGATGGCGGAGACTTGAGTTGGGTTTAGGACTACCGATGGCATGGTTCACTCCCACACCAATGAGAACTGATGGACGGAGGTTTGGGCTAGGGTCCAGACTGCACCAGCGCCGATAAAGTCGACACGAAGGGTCAGGATGTCATTGGCGACTGGCGAAGTGGCGAGAGTGGTTTTCTGCTCGACGATGATATCGGCGGTTGCCCAGGTCTTGGTGTACTGCGTTTCGGCCGTCAGCGACGTGGCGCCGATATTCGCGCCAACGGCAGTCTGACCATCGTTTAAGGTGATGACGGCATTGCCTGAGGTGGCGTTGGCCCAGGCCAGATGTCGGCACTTAAGGACACCGGTCGGCAGGGTCTCAGGCAGGTTGAACTGCAGAACTGCCGATTGCGTCGTGGCCAGCGACGCGACGACGCCAATCCCTTCCATTGCGCCAGCACTATTGGTGTTGGTCGCCGGGATGTAGAACGTCGCCGACAGATTACCGCTGCCAGCCCCCAAATAGATGGAGGATGGCAGTATAGGACCGCCTGCCATCTAACTTCTCCATCTCAATAGGGCTCATAGATGATATGAGCGTTGGCGGTAGTGGCTTGCGCGCCGCCACCGGTGATGTTCGACAGGACCGATTGAGCGCCGGGAGCGGTCACGCCAGAGAGCTGCCATTGCTGAGTTGGCGCAGCGTTCCAGCGCAAGATACCGCCGAAGGTGTTGAGACCAAGGTTGAGCTTGGCGTCGGTGTTGGCGCTGGAAAGCGTGGGCATGGTTGTGGCGAACGAGATGAAGGCGCCGAAGGTGGTCGCCAAGGCGGTGATGCTTGGCAGCGCACCACCATCCGAGTTTGGGTTGGCGAGCGCGGTACCAGCTCCGGTGGCGAGTGTTGAGGCTCTCACGACGTAGAAGCCACCAATCGCTGACGCTGCTGCTGTGCCAGAGATCAAGACCTCAAGCAGGTCGCAGAGCGCAGCCGCTGCCAAAGTGGATGTTACGGTGAGCGACATGAAGGTCGCAGTAGTGGCGGCAGAGCCTAAAGGGTTAAGTGGACCGATCACGCCCTGGGTAGCAAATATCCTCTTAGCCATCGCTTCTCTCCTCTATTTAGGAACAAGGAGTGGCCGACTCATTGTCCCGTGCATTTCCCACTTACCAGTCTGGAGCATCTCTCGAATCTGGTTCATGTTCCGGTGGACGTAGCCTGACTCGTGACGAGCAGCGTCACAGCTATCGCAGATGTATTGGTTGCACTGGTAGCAGTGCGCTCGCGGGCGCTTCCTCATCGGATTCAAGAGGACATGCGAACCGCAGTGCGGACAGCCGAGGGTTGGCGCGTGCATCTGCTTGCCTTCGCCGACCAGCTCTGGCGGGAGGCCGCGCTGGCGCGCCTGTTCGGGCGTGAAGCCAGGAGAGGCTCGGTGATCGAGCATCAGCTCGCCGTCGTGGGAGGTTTTGAGAAAGGTCATGGTCCATCCAACACGTAAGAGATACAACCGCCGACTGGAACATTGGGCGACATATTCAGCACCAGAGAATCCCCGAAGGCGGTCTGGAACCATCCCCCGAAGTTGGCGGGGAGGATGTAGCCGCCTGTTGTAGTGATTGATTGTGGACCTGTGAGTTCAACCAGTCCGGTAGAGGTTTGCCATGTGAGAGTAACATTTGCGCTAACAATAATTGATGCAGATATAACGACGATTCGCTTTCCAACCACGCCGACCACAACTGTTCCCGTTGAGGCCATATCGACTGGTTTGTAGAAGATACCAAGTGGGATCTCCAGGCGAAAGAGTTGCATTACCAAGCAGCCAGGGTTTTCTTAGCTTCGGTCAAGGCGTTGTTCGTCGCACGCATCCGAGATTCTTTCTCGTCCAGCTCGGCCGTCACTTCGGTAAGCTTCTTTTGGGCTGCCTCAATGCGCTCGGTTAGGGACTTCAGCATCCCCTGCTTGTTAAACATGTCCTGCTCGAATTGGCGTTGGGCGTCGGCCTGGGCCTTGGTCAAGAGGTTCTGCGACTCTTTCAGTCGGACGTCGGCCTGCTCCTTCGTCTGATTGATCGAGTCGAGGTCAGCCTTCGCGCGCGCGATTTTCTCTTTGATATCAGATACGTCGCCCAACTGCTGGTCGAGCTGCTGCAGGTCGGCTATCAGTTGCTTTAGCATTGTCCTCATCCTTTGGGAGGGGTTCGAGGTTATCGACGGTTGGGGTTTCGCCAGAGGATTTGACGGCGAGCATTTCCAGGATCTTTATCATTTGAGCCTGCTGGACGCCCGCGTTCTCCATATACTTGGCGAGGTTCTCTGCATTTTGGTCAGCAAGCTGGCTAGACTTCATATTCACCCTATCCATCTGCTCGGCAAAGTGGTCGGCGAGCGCGGCGGAGTACTGACCATCACCCCACTTGATGTGGTCAGGGATGTTCCACTTGGACTCGTACTTCGCGGAGATGGCTTTGGCCTCGTCATCGACAGCCCTCATCCCTGGAGTGGGGTGGCCCTTGAAGATGATGTCGCCCTTTCCAGGGTTGTGGCCATCGCAGACGAACACGCCCCTTTCGATCTTATCAGTCCAGTCCGACTCGATCTCGTGGTGGAAGTAGGCCGGGACGACGTATTGCTTGCGGACCTGGCGACCTGTGACGGTGTCGGTCTCAAGACGTTCCCAGATTGTGTCTGGGTCGGTGAGAAGGTAGTGTGGTTCGGTTAAGCGCCATCGGGCCATTGGGGGCCTCCTAAAACTGTGAGAACCACATCACAGCCGAGATCGTAGCGACCGATGGCGTGATGCAGACTGATTGTCCTGCCGGGACCTGTGTCCAGGCGTACTCGATGTGATCGGCCGAGGGCGCGGTCGAGGTAACGTTCACAGCAGGGATGATGGTGGTCGGAGAGCCGCCGCAGTTGGCACCGCTGCCGACCGAGATTGAGAAAGTGCCAGTCGTGCCGGTATTGGTGATGTGCCAGCCGCAGACGAAGATAGACTTCCCGGCCACGCCTGGGACGACTGTAGTGATGGTAGTTGGGCCAACCGCCATGAACTGGACTTGGTTGCAGATGGCGGTCTGCGCCGGGCCGATGATAGTTGGTTGTGCCTTCGCTGGGGTTGCGAAAAGCACAACCAAGAGTGCGTAGAGGAGCTTCCTCATTGCACTTGGCTCCATGTCGTGTTGCTTAAGGTGTAGATCAGCTTAACGCATGTACGGGCGGCCAAAGTGGTGAGGGTGGTTGTGGCGCCAGTTGCAAAGACCTGTGGTGCTGTGGCTGTGATAGTCACAGCCTGAGTGGCAAAAGCAGCATTGGAGGTATTGCAAAAAGCGACTATAGAGCCATCAGTCGGAGTTGGGGACAATGGCATGTTGAACGCCAGTGGCCCGGTCGTGATTTGAACAGGCATGATGACTGCGTTCTGCTGCGCAGTCAGCTGCACGTTGCCGGTAGTACCTGCAACGGTTAACAGGTAGCCCCAGCTACTACGGGCTTGATAGGAACAGACAAAGCCGGTGGATGGACCACCAGGACCTTGCCCTGCGTTCCAACACTCGTTGCCGGAGAGTTGGTTTGGGACGATTGGCTGAGCCACCAACCAGGTGGCTGCGGCTGATACAGCAAATGCTACAGCAGCCGCAAGCCAGATGGACCTGCGCATTAGTTCGCCACCGTAATGCCTGCGGGGTAGCCACCCCAGACAGTGTTGACGGTTCCGTTGTAGACCTGATCGGCGCGATCGAGGACGATCGAACCGACGAGGAAGTTGGCGGTGCCGGTGAACGGGCCGCCGGTCACGTTGTAGAGCAGCTGGATGAAGCGAGGTTCAGCAACGCCGAATGGTGGACGAGGGAAGTCCATGTCCATCAATCGAGCGCCTGCGTTCAGCTGCGCGAGCGTGGCAGAGTTAGAGGTGTAGTAGGTGGTGAAGGAACCGGGAGTGCCAGTGCCACTATCCGGCGCACACTGGAGCGAGACAGTAAGCGAGGTTGCCCCTGCCCAGTTCGGCCCAATGGATTGAATGAGGATCTTGAGCGCCGGATCGTCACCGATGCCAATGTCCCGCATGGGCTGGGTGTTGGGCGAGGTGGCTGAGAGTGGCAGACCGCCGGTGGTGTTGGTCTGGCCGATGGCCAGATCGAGCTGGTTGGTGCTGGTGCCTCCAGTCGCTGTTACGTTATCAGCGAACTTGATCGTAGTGCCTGGGAGGGACACACTAGCAGTGAAGGTCATGAATGCGTCGAGGATCATGGTTGCACCTATACGACACGAGTTTCGTTGCTCAGGATCGCATCGCAGGTTCTGACCGGGATGCCCCTGAACGTGGTGATAGGCTTACCGTCGAACTCTTCAATGCGCAGCAAGACGTTGGTTTTGTTCATCGCCTGGAGGTCGAGGTAAGTGCGGACGACACGGTTGGCGTAGATGACCGTGCGACCCATGTTGGCCCGGACCTCTGGAGTGTCGGAGGTCTGGATCACGGTGGCGGAGACCGGAGCGGTTGGCAGGCGGTAGAGACCTCGGATCAGGAGGTTGACGAGGTTGGCCGCGCTGACGCCGGTGAGGGCGGTTACGTCGATATTCGCAATACGGGCGACGTATCGCCAGTCTCTGAGGACCAGACCAATCTCCCATTTGAAGTGATCTCGATAGGCCTGGTAGGTGTTCGAGGAAGTGTCAAGGACCGGCCATTCACCCATATCTCGATGCTGGAGTCCGGTGATCTTCCCTTTGGGGAAAGTGGCATGGAGGGTGTCGTCACCCCAAACGGTGATCCAGATCGAGGTGTTTGAGCTAAGGGTGCCTCCTCCATCGAGAACATTGAAAGCTGTATTGGAAGAGGCGGTGGAGACAGTGCTGTATCGTGGGGCAAGGCCTGTAAACCTTTCCGGATTGATGAACTGGTTCCCGTAGATGAGGGTCGCAGCTACCTGTTGGGACATGCCTTCGAGAAACGCTTTCACTTCGCTGAGTCGGAACTCAGCGGTGTTGCCGTTCAAGTCGGCGATGTCCTTGTCGATCACGGAGTAGGTTTCGAGATTGCCGCAGGTATCCACGAGCTGGGCGGTGGTCGACTTGGCGTTTGGCACGCCTAAGTTGAGCAAGCGCCAAGTGGCCTGCGGGAGGCCTGTGCGGACGGTAGTTTTGTGGCCGGTGGGCAAGTTCCCTTCGACGACCAACATATCTTCGAGGATTTCGTTGGTCTGCGAGAGGAGTTCGATGATACGAGCGACGCGATAGCCGTCGTCCATTCGCTTGGCCCAGTCGGCATACGTGAGGGCAGTTGAGCCTACGATTGCCATGGGTTACCCCTGTTCGGTGGATTTAAGGTGTGGATAGATGGCGCGGGCTGCGGAGATTGGGCCTTCACCGGGACGCCTAAAGCCTTCCGAGCTAGGACCACCTCCGCGAACTGGGCCACCTTCGGTTAACCGCTGCGCCACGCGCGCGAGGAACTTCACAACGGCTGGGTTGTTGCCCGCGCCGGTGTAGTCCATCGCTTCGCGAAACGAGTCGGTCAGTTTAGAATCACCAAGTGAATCGAATAGGCGACCTATCGAAGCCTTAGTGCCGTTCCACTTCGAGCCACCGATTTCGGGGTCGGAGTTGATCTGCTCTTTCCATTCGTTCTGCTTTGCTTCGTAAAACTCAGCAGGAGCATTGTTCATTTGCTGCTGTTGCTTGACGTAGAAGTCGACTAGCTCTTGAGCAAAGGACTGACTGAGATTGCCCTTCTTGGCGAGAGTACCGAATTCACCCGCAACGTCTTTGTCGAGGGCAAACCCTTCCGGGGTCTTAAAATCCTCGTACTTCTCGGGGGCTCCCTGTGCCGGACCTTCTTCATTAATGAGGGATTTCGGGGGCTTCGGCGCATCAGTCTTCGTCTCGCTCGACGGGGTTGTAGTCGGGGTTGCTGGTGGTCGGACTACCTGATCCTGCGGAGTCCCAGTCGGCGGGGTGGACGTAGGCTGCGGGCTCACTATCTCGCCCGTCGCTGTCCGTGTCACTCCGGCCTCGTCTGACGTCACTGGCGATGTCTCGGGCATTGGCTTCCCTCATCATTAAGGTGTATTGGTCGGGACAGAACCGCATGATGTCTGCGAGCAGTTGCTGTCCGATGTTGAGTTCCCCACAAGCGAACGCTGTAGTACCACCATGCCCAGTGTATGGGTTAGAAAATACATGGCAGCGAACGAGGATACCGTGAATATAAGCCCGACCGTCACCCATTCCCATAATGTGGTCGATGAAGCCAGAGGCGGATTTCTCCATTGCCTGAGCTGCACGACGTTGGAGGGCGATGTGGCGTGGGTTGGAAGAGTCATATTCAGCCATTTTTCAGCTTATCGGCTATCTCTTGAACTTTTAGCAGGCCAATCAGCTCTTGAAGAATCTCACGGTTGAGAACGACACGATTGTTCTGCGTCATGAGGACAAGCTCAGCGTCGACACTCTCGAACAGACCTAGTAGTGCCTTACGCTCTTCAGTGGTCATGTCGCTTGGCCTCCGAGGGGAGATACCCCCGCGGACATCGCGGGCGCAGCGGGTTGCTGTGGTTGCTGTTGCATCGCCGCGATCATCTGGCCAATGTCTTCGAGGGACTTGCCGGTTTGAGCGTGGGATTGCATTGCCTTCGCGTGCGCGGCCTTGAGCGCTGCGTGTTTGTCCTTAGCCACCAAATCCTCCTGCCATTCGTTGAAGTGCGTTCTGCCCACCACCCACGTCGGTTTCGGAAAGGTTCTTTGCGCCCTGAGAGAGCTTCTGCGCTTGGTCGGCTGCGGCAGCTTGCTGTGCTGCTTGCTGCTGCTGAGCGCGCTGTTGTCGGATCTGTTGGAGTTCGTTTGGTGAGCGGATCAGCTTCGGGTCGTTGTTGAGTAGGTGGGATGCTTTCATAATCCCATAGTCAGTGTCTACGACATCAATAGCTTCGGGGCGGACACCCTCCAGCTGGCCGACCATCTGCATGATCCGCTCTATTCCTGCCATCTGCGCTGCGTCCTGCGCAAGTTCGAGCATCGAGACGAAGTCGATCTCTATGTTCTTTCCTCGGATTTCTTGGGGAGCGGGAGGGAAGATGCCCGCTCTGGATGCGATTGCGAAAGTGCGCTCAACAGCTGGCTTGAGGCCCTCGAAGCAGAGTCTCTCAAGCACTGGTCCAAGCATGACCATAGATTCTGATCGTCGGGCGTCAATCTCTGCTGCCGTAACATTCGAGCGTGTTTCGTACTGGGATATGGTCTGGAAGAGGTTGTTGTAGAAGGTCTCTTTGATTCGCTCTCGGATTTCAAGCAAGTCCTCCTTCATGTCGGCCAGGTTGGGATTGACTTGATATACAGGTGCAAATCCAGCACGACCCTGTGATACCATTCCAGAGATGTAAGTGATGCCACCAGGGAGGAGAGAAGCAGGTTGGTTTTTGAGTTGGATGTCAGCAACCATTGGCGGGTTGACTTGCTTATCAATGCCTTGACCTTTGCGCTTGGTTTCTAGCTGGAGTTGTTTAACGTCGGGGAGAGCGTCCATTCCAGGGGATCGTCCGTAGGGATCATTCGATACGAGATCCCATCGCACAGCAATATATGGTTGCTCATGAAAACCGCGCTTCCGGAGGATGCCGGGTGGTGAAGACGCACCTCCTTGAGGTGAAGCTGTTCCCATCCATTCCCAGTAGACTTCTCGGTATTTGAAGTGCTCGGGGATGCCGAATTTCCTTCCATCATCATTTGGTTCTACTCCATGTGCTACGACAAGTTCGCGGGTGAGGGAAGCACTACCTTCTTTATAAAGACGTGCAATGGAAGGCGAAACATTCTCGATCCCGAACTCTCTGACGCACTGATCAATCGTAAGGGTGAACTCCCGATACATAACCGCAGGCCAAAATGACTGATCGTTGTCGAGATAGTATTCGCCAAGGCAGGGGTTAAAACACCTAATAACATTGTCGTAGTCCTCGTACATGATCATAACGCCGGTGCCGAAGATCACCAGATCAAAATACAAGACCGCCATCGAGGGGTAGAAGTTGGACTCTTGAAAAACCAGGTTGAGGATGCGCTCACACTCAGAGAGCCAAAGGGAAGTGGGTGAGGTCATCGTGGAGTCTTCTCGGCCAATCCTCAACCTGAACCAACGCTTGGTTGGATCGGTGCAACCAGTCATCATCCCGGCCGCCAGATTACGGGCAGCAAGAGAGCCAGTAGAATCCAGAATATGCTGGTTAATAGGGCTGCCACGAGACATCTGGTTCGGGGTAATGATCCACTT